GAATATTCAGCGCGCTAGGTCTGCTTTTACTAGCGCTTAAAGCAGGCGGTCGTAAGACTATTGGTAATGACATCATTGTTGATGTACTTATTACTGCAACTCTTATGATTGCTTTCTACGGTACTTACAGCGGTATGACTGCCGCTATGATTGGTGGTCTTACTGCTTCTATTATATTATTCTTTATGCGTAAAACTATGGTGCATGAAACACTAAAGTTGAAGTCTATAAGTAAAAAATTACTTGGCTTTAACTTTACTATGCCTAAGCTTACATGGGAAACTAAACAACCAGACTGGCGTAAACACAATCAGTATTCAGACGATCAAGGTCTGTAATGCTAAGCAATAACAACAGTCATAGAACAAAAGTGGATCAAAAGAAAATGAGTAGACTAATTCGTAAAGCACAAGAATGGGAAGAGTGGCATGGCACATGGCTAGAAGCCACTCTCAATGAGTTTTTTGATAAGTATTCTGCTAAAACTATAAAGTCAGAAATACTTCGATATATTCTTGAAGATGACGCAGATAAAGAAGAAGTTGTACATCTTATGTTTCACGAAACATTTAAAGATTTCTTAAGAGATAAAGCAAAGCCCGGGATGTATGATGATCCCGATGCTATACCTACACCAGCAACTATTGATACAATGTTCGACTTAGAAATACCAATAGTTGGAGAGATGTATGAAACATTTTGCGAACACTACGGAATATAAAGAATTTGCTCTTCGTATGTATAAGAAGAATTGCTCTGAACGACGTGCCTATGGCATGGAGATTCATCCTACTTTTCAATCGTACGAAGAGTCCAACCGTGATTTCTTGAAAAAGAAATATCGTAACAGTTAGTTGATACAACCACCTGCGGAACCCAGTGCGTTAGAGGTCCGAAAACGTAGACGACTTCCTAAGAATCGATGCAAGATAAGTTGTTAGATTGACAAGGCTACTTTAAAAGTAGTTAATATACATCCAACAAAACTTTAAGTTTATACTTATGATTTTAAGCGGGTCAGATACCAAGCTGACTGTTACGAACTAAGAATTAACGTATGCAACAAGTAGTTGATACAACCGACTTTAAAAGTAGACAAGTCCTAGGTACGTCGAGCGTCCTAAGTCCAGATACCACGCTACTTGTTGCATACTAAATTAAGGAGTAATTATGGACAATGTAAATCAACCCCCACACTACAACACTGGAGATATTGAGTGCATACAAGCTATTCAAGCTTCTATGACCACTCGACAGTTCCAAGGCTACTTGAAAGGTAACATCATAAAATACATATGGCGTTATGAATACAAGAACCAAAAAGAAGACTTGCAAAAAGCCCAATGGTATTTAGCAAGACTACTACAAACTTATGACTATGAAGGAGAAAATCATGAGCAAAAATCAACACCGATATAACAATCAAACTTCAAGGTGGTGTGACCAAAACAACGTGCCCTATCAAAGAAACGGCTTTTTGTTTGGCCCTAACACTGTTGAAGATCAAGTAACAGGTAATACTTTTCAAACTTTGCATGGTATCCATGAATTACCTGAAGGCGTAAAAGCCGAACAAATATTTAACGAAGGCGATTGGTTAGTCGCTGAATACCAACAAGGTTACATTCGTTGTAAAGTCACTGGCTTTTCACCACGTGCTGGTAATCTTATTGTTGATCGTTTTTACAACGACGCATGGAAACAAATAATACCTGATAGACCTCGTCATGTTTTTGAACGAAACATTCAACACGTGCGACAAAACGGTAATCCTTGGGGTTACGGTACAGGACGTTGGCTTACTCATTCTACAAAACCTGTAGTTGATGCTCAAGCTTCAGGACATACTGTAAGACCATGGGCATGGTTTGCCGTACCAAAAGAATCTATATTTAAACTTAACCTATTAGGAGTATCAACATGAATATATTTGCTGTAAATGACGATCCAAGACTAGCTGCACTACAACTGCCAGATAAACTCATACCAAAAATGATTGTAGAATCTGCACAGATGCTATCAACTGCACATCGCGTGCTTGATGGCGATGAAAAAGCAGACATGTTGCATTTATACAAGAAAGCATATGAAAATCATCCCTCATGTATTTGGGTACGAAAAGATGCAATGAACTATTGGTGGTTATGGATGCACGCACTAACACTTTGTCAAGAATACAGATGGCGATTCACAGATGAAGGTGGTGTTGGTATGCATAAAACAGAAACTGTAATACATGCTTTACAAGAGTTGCCACTCAACATTCCAGCTAACAAAGATACTAATTGGGAAGTACTAACTGACTTACCTTTATGTATGCCTGACCAATACAAACAAGATGGTAATCATAGGGTATATGCTATGGAGTCTTATCAAAAGTTTGTTACTCAAGACAAACCCTACATGCAGGATGTGTTTAAAGCTTATACTCGTGCAATAGAAAAAAAACAAGCTTATCAAAACCACTACAGTAATTCGTCTGGAATAGATTATCCACCAGACTGGGTAACTAGAAATGCTACACCAGAACAGAAAAAACATATTGACTTGCACAAGTTAATGAATCCGGAGACTGCAATATGAGAAAATTATTGTATTTACAATTGCTAGCAATTGTCCTGTTTGGTACTGCATGCTACATGTCCGGCGTGCAGTACGTTATTGAAGTGGAGTTAATATGAAAATTAAAAAAGCAATAGCTGTCGTAGATGATGTAATTACTTGCGAAATGGAATGGTCTGACAACAAAAAAATGAAGAAAGAACTTCAAAAAGCATGGAATAAAATTCAAGAGGTTTGTGATGACAACAAGTAAACCAAACGGAACACTTACACCAGAACAACTGCAACGCATTCGTGTTGCACTAAAACGAAGAGGTAAACTTTGAGTGAAACCATAACATCTATATCAGAAGCGGTAAAAATTGTAGAAACATTCATACAAGATATGGCTGACGATAAACTAGATACTGGCGACAAAGAAAAATTAGCGGAAGCTGAGAAACTCTTTGCCAAACTAGAACACGCTATGCGTATAATCAAGAACCGAGTATGAAGACTAATATATCAATTGAACTAACGAACGACGAACGAATGAACCTTGGACAAAAATTCTATAACAAAAAACGCATGATAACTCGTGCTGACCTTAACCATATAGTTAAGAAATTTATAGGCGATGTCCTTGAAGCTACACCCCCCACCCCCAAACAGGTTAATGAAGACCCTTTGCTAGCCAAAGATTGGTCTAGTCTAACCCAACTAAAAAATTATTTAGAAAAAGAAACTCAAGTAGAAATATTAGAGTTCAATGGTTTTGAACTTATTGTGCAGGACAGTGAATACACACACATATACACCCTGGGCGATCGTTTGTACAAAAAGAAAAAGGGCCTACAAAAGTAAGCCCTTTTTACACTTCATTGATACTAGGAGAAAATCAACTCCTAATAGTCTAAGTTATGTTTATGCTATTGTCTAGCTAAAATAACCTGTAACTGTAATTGTACCAGCAGCACCTGTAGCAGGAGCAACTTGTACATGAATATCAATAGTATCGTCTGCAGTAAACTCAATTGGTTCGATTGCGTCGTCATCTGCACTTAATGCACTGAAGAGCTCAATACCACCAGCTTGACCAATAGTTGAACCGTCTTTAATTGCAGCAGAGTTGGTACCAGTAGCAGACGTGCTGTTACCGTAACCAATATCTAATACAACAGCCGGTGAACCGTTTGTGTCAATATCAGTAGATACTACTCTTAACGCGTGCAAAGTTTCCCCTGCGTATACGTTTAGAGCTTGTATTACATCGTTTAATGCTAAGACAGGAGTAGAAATAGTAGCTTTTCTTGTGAACATTTGTCCTTCAGGAAAACCTTTAAAAGCTGAGTTGCTTTCAACATTTCCACTTTTTCTTAAAGTAGCTATAGTAGCCATGTAATCACCTTTAATATTAAAAGTTATATTTACGTATCACTTGCAAGTGTGATACCCTAATTTCCAAACATAAAGCATTTAGGATAAATGTCAACAGTCTAGGAGGACTAATATGTCAACATATGTAATGGTAAAACGGAACACTAAAAGTCCGTATACCTATCCCGATGAACACGCCCCGTTTACACAATTTAAAAAAGTAAGATTGTCAGTCGCTTTTAACATGGTCAATTCCCGTATAGGTTGGGAACGTGCTAAAAAAGGCGACTATGAACATTGGCAAAAATTAATGATACAACAAAGGAGATCTAGATGAATGTAATTACACTCGACTTCGAAACTTATTACGATACAGAACACAGCCTGGCCCATCTCAGTGCTGTGCAGTACGTGCACTCACCCCTGTTTAAAGTGTGGGGAGTTGGTATAAAAATGAATGATGAGCCTACTGAATGGTTCGGAGCTGACGAATGTGCTGACGCTATTACACAAATACAATGGGCTGAAGCTGCAGTCGTGTGTCACAACACCCTGTTTGACGCGTACATACTCACCCAGTACTACAAGGTATATCCTAAATATTACTACGATACAGCAGCCATGGCCCGTGGACTTGCACCAAATGAAAGTTCATCATTAAAAAATACCTGTGAACGTATGTTTCCTAACGACAAAACAATGCGTAAAGGCGACGAACTTGTAAATGCCAAAGGTATATTTGATTTACCACCTGATATAGAAAACCAAATAGCTGGCTATTGTATACAAGACGTTGACTTAACCTATGCGTTGTACAACGTTATGCAGCCTAATTACCCACAGTCAGAGCTTGACCTTATAGATCTAACCTGTCGTATGTATGTAGAACCAAAAATATTTCTTAATCGTACATTACTACAGGCCCACAAAGACGACATTGCCACAAATACTACACAACTCATCGATGCTTCCGGGCTTACACGTGCACAATTAGCTTCACAGAAACAATTTGCTGAACATTTAGAGTCACTCAACATCACTGTGCCAACCAAAAAATCCCAGCGAACTGGAAAAATGATTCCTGCGTTTAGTAAAACAGATAAAGCTTATACTCAAATGTGTAATATGTATCCTCAATACAAACACATCTGGGATGCAAGAGAAGCTGTAAAGTCACGTATTGAAGAAACACGTGCACAAAGGTTGCTAGACGGATGTAATCCAGACGGAACTCTTTCCGTGCCATTACGATACTATGCAGCACATACCGGTAGATTCGGTGGTACAGAAAAGATAAACCTACAAAACTTACCTCGCGGTTCCAAACTTCGTAATGCATTACAAGCTGGGCCAGATCAGATGTTGTACATTGCAGATTTATCTAACATAGAAGCTCGTATGCTTGCTTGGCTTGCAAAAGAACAAGATTTACTTAATTCATTTGCAGCAGGAGAAGACGTGTACAGCAACTTTGCGTCACAAATTTATAACCGACCCATTACAAAAGAAAACAAACTCGAAAGATATGTTGGTAAAACAGCAATACTTGGCTTAGGTTATGGTATGGGAGCTAACAAATATCAAGCAATACTTGCACAAGGTTCACCTGCCGTAGATGTAACACAACAAACGGCCTTAGGAATTGTATCGCAATACCGAGCAATGTACCCAAACATTCCGCAGCTCTGGAGTATAGGTAAACAACTATTGTTTTACATGTTAGACAGGACTGACCAAAGTTATTCATATGGACCGTTGTCCGTAGCTAGTAATGCACTTAAGTTACCCAATGGTATGTATCTTCAATACCCCCACTTACGATATGGAAGCGGAGAGTTTTTGTATGATTCAGGGCGTAATGGTATTACACGCACGCATGGCCCGCGACTTGTAGAGAATATCGTACAAGCTCTGGCCCGAATTGTAATAACCGACCAAATGCTTGCTATACAAAACATTCCCGGGATCTCTGTTGTATTAACTGTACATGATGAAATCATTGCTCTTGGCTCAGATAAGAACGCTGATGAGACATTATCAACAATAATGGCTATAATGAAACAACCACCAGCTTGGTGTACAGAACTCCCACTAGATGCAGAAGGGGCGTACAGCAAGATATACAACAAGTGAGGTAATTATGGAAACATTATTGGTAATAATATTTGTAGTAGTCCTTAGTAAAGTACTACTCAAAGCTTTATGTCCCTATCAGAATAAAGAGTTAGACGATAAATTAAAACAGTATTGGAAAGACCTTAGAAATTACTTTGAAAAGTGAGCAATCTAGTACTCAGTCGTCGTAAAAAAGAAAGTATTGTTATACATATCCCAGAGCTGGGAGAAGTAATCTGTACGTTTACAGTTACAAATTTAGGCCCCAAACAAGTAAAGCTTGCATTCGATGCAGAATCATATGTTAAGATAGATAGAAAAGAAATTTTTGATAAACAGGAGTAAAAATCATGGAGATAATCTTTCTCAAAGCTAAACACAAGCTTGTCAAAGAAATAACAACTGACGAAACAAAACCCTATCCACTGGTAAAAAACTTTACCTCTGAGCATTACAACATAGAACCCAACCAAGAAGGTTTTGATAAGTTCTATGAGTTATTACAAACGCACGCAGCTGCAGGTCATGCATTACACAAAGGTGATCTGAAGAAAAAGTTAAAGAATGAATCACGTGCACTAATGACGGATCGTGCTGCAAGTACACAGTTATTAGTATTAGATTTAGACGGCATTACATTCCCTGGTGCTAAAAGTAAGTACAACACTTATGATATTCAAAATATTGCTGAAGCTTTTGTGCAATATCTCCCATCTAATTTTAGTAATGTAAGTTATGTTGCACAAGCATCTGCGTCCCTGGGAATGAAAAGTAACAAAATATCAATGCACTTGTTCTTTTTACTTAGTCATACTGTACAACCAAGAGCCCTAAAAGAGTGGTTTCGTACACTTAATTATGAAGTAGATATTCTTGCTGACCAACTTGTATTGTCTGCTAATGGTCAAAGTATTTCTTACCCACTTGACGTAAGCTTAGCTGACAACTCTAAACTTATTTATATTGCACCACCTAAATTTACAGGTGTACAAGATCCAGTGACTGGAGACAGGTTTGTAAAAATAGACCGTGGTTCACCAACCTTAGACATAAGTGACTTAATACGAGATGTAAACCCTGAGAAAGTCCACAGCTTGTCCACACAAATAAAAGACGGCTTACGTAAAAAAGCAGGGCTTGTTAAGAAAAACGAAAAGATATCCACAGTAAATGTAAATGGAGTGTCTGAACAAGTACTTCAGAATCCTGACCGTATGAGTATAGAAATATGTCGTATTTCAGAACCTTACGTCAACTGTAACATTAACGGAGGCGACAGCGGAGCATACTACTTTATTCTCACTAACCCTCACTATATGTATAATTTCAAAGGTGAACCTATATTTGAAATTGAAAAAGCTGACCCAGAGTTTTATCAAACTATTTTCGATAAATACGCTGATAAAATTGATGGAACTAAGAATATCAAACCCATTGTTCTTCGTGATTTTTATACTGACACTTATTTTAATGGAGTTTTCGATAACACTAAGTCTCAGTTCACTGATGATTACCCACTAACGCCTACACAAAAAACGTCTCTGGAAGGTTTTATGCGTACACACAACCGACCAATGCCTGACTTTATACCAGATGCACAAGTAGTATTTGATCCCTCATCAGAAAAAGGTATACAAATGGAAACAGCCCCCTACCATGTCAACCTATACAGAAAGTCTGGTTACATGCTTGGTGCATCATCAGAAGTACCTGAACTTACATACGGTACTGCAGCAGCAATGCACAAGTACATACCAAATATTACAAAACTTATGCAACACATACTTGGTGGAGGCAAAACTGAGTTTGAACATTTTGTTAATTGGCTTGCTTATATTTATCAAAACAAACGTAAAACAATGACTGCGTGGATATTTACAGGAGTCCCGGGCACTGGTAAAGGTTTGTTCATACACAAAGTACTTAAGCCTTTATTTGGTGAGCAACAAGTACCAATGCGTTCTTTAGAAAACATAGAAGAACAATTTAACTTGTACATGCGTACAGCCCTGTTTCTTGTAGTAGATGAGTTTCGTATGGGTGATTCAGGTAACACAGGCAGAATGGCTGACAAGCTTAAACATCAAGTTACAGAACCTACATTAACAATACGTGCAATGCGTACCAACCAAATAGAATTACCTAGCTTTTGTAACTTTATCTTTCTTACTAACCGAGCTGACGCAGTTAAAATAGAAGAAGGAGATAGACGTTACAACGTAGCTCCCAGACAAGAAAGTAAGTTAGAAGAAGCATACCCTGACTTTATTGGTATGCTAGCAGATGTACAAGCAGAGTTATTTAGCTTTGCAGGATTACTACAAAAATTTCAAGTAGATGAACGTATGGCTCATACAGCACTAGAAAACGATGCTAAAAAAGAAATGAAACAAGTATCTATGTCGGTACTAGAAGAATTTGCAACTGCAATCAAACAAAACAACTTAGAATACTTTGTAGAAATATTAGATATACCACTTACAAATACATTTGATGCTGGTGGTATAAGTACAGCTCAAAGATATATCAAAGACTGGATAGCAAAGTCAAGTACAGAAATTATTATACCTATGCAGCACTTTAAACTAGTGTATGATGTGCTTACAGATAATAGAAAAGCGTTAGCTATACGAGATTTTACAAAAGCAA